CTCCTCTGGGTGAAAACCCCAGAGGGCCATGAGTGATCCTCTCTTTTCCAATCACGACGCGTATTGGTACCAATGTGTTTGGATCCAATCAGTCAACCTAAAAAGTGACTGAAAGGAACCTTCTAACAGAAGTCCAATCGGTGCAGGTGAGAAGTCAAGACCATTCAAAACCCATTTAGACGCAAACTCTCTAGAGACAAAGTCTGGTGATGAAATCACAGACTTGATCTTAGAGATCTTGACGCCTAAACAGGTAATGATGTTCTGGTACTCAATGGCAACCTCCTGATTCGCAATAACAATATCATCGCCTAGGATCATATAAGAAGTAAACTTCTTATACCCACAGCGGGCTGCGGCAAGTCGCACTAAAACATGATGTAGAAGTGCCATAGAGGCTCATGATGAGTATATCCCCATTCCCTGTCCAACGGCATAATAAACATATTTGCCTTGGCGGGTCTGGAAGGGTATACCTACCATGATATCTAGTCACTTCTGAATCATCTCGGGATCCCCAAAGTATTGGTTTAAAACTAATGCTTGGAGGACGACGGGTAGACGATCAGTTGCAGCGGATAAATCATATCTATATAACCTTTTGCCCTCGATAGTCCATTTCTTAATTGTAGAAATAGACTTATCTTGGTCAAAAGTGTAGTCAGTCTTAATTGATTTCAACTGTTTCATTAGAATGTTGTGAAAAACAACTAATGACTGTTGTGTTAACCAATCAGCAATCGCCACTACTCGGAACTTTCCCAATCCATCAGGAAAAGTCGCAAGATAACGAAGTCGTTTCTTGTCTCTATTAATGACGGATTGTTTAAGACCTTGTAGGAGTGGCGGGAGCTTTTCGGAAATCTGAAAGCTCTTCACATACAACCTAAAGAGGTTTAGATGTCCTCAGAAGGTTAGTGAAGCTCTGTTAACAGATAACATTATGCCAAGGCGGAATCTGAACTTATTAAGAATTAATAAGTATTCAGGTATATCTACCAAGGCTTTGATTTCAAAAATACGACTCCATATCGAGACTCCCATCGGTCCTGACGACGTGAACATAGTCCCTTTTATGAGACCATGAACAAGTCCAAAGTACGTTGAGAGTTTCGATAGTTTTATAGATTGAACTGTATCCTTAAGACCTAAGTCATAAGAAATAGTAGATCAATGAGTCAAAATATCTTTTCCAATGACAGCTATGTTTAATTCCTGTTCTGCCCTTATAGGGTCAGTTAAGGTTTCAAATGTGGCTACCACTGGTAGAGAAATTTTGCGATATCAACGTAAATAAGATAGAAACATGATTCGATCTCAAATTGGAATTAAATGTCCTTTTTGAATCAAATCGTTGACGTAGGGAGGAATCATATTCTTACGATTCACCTTTCGTCAACCCTTTTCCATTGAGCAAGGATCGATTCGTCCTATAAGAATGAAATTCTTATAAATGACGCAATCTTCCTTGACTCGATGTGAAAGAGTTGTAACATCTATTTTTCGAAGTATCGACTTTTGTTTGTTAAAAATAATGAATAAAAGTGACTTAGAAAGTTCTCTTAGTATTAAACTACGGATAAAACCGTAGACCTTACTAAGAGAGTCTATCTCTTTCTTACGTAATTCCTTGAATTGTGAATTCTTGGTTTTGACTGTAGTTTTGGTCAGTTTGCGTTCAGTAGGAAGCCTACCTGCCACCATGATCTGTTGTTGTGAAAGAGAGTTGATTAGGTTTTTATGGTATGTAAAAAGTATCATAAAG